GCCCATATGTTCCACTACAAATGGTGAGAGCAGTTGGTGAGAATACTTTCCAACCGAAAATTGGTTTCAAAACTAGATATGGTATTGTTGCTAATCCGTTTACTTCAATCTCAGCGGATTCAAACAGTTACTACAGACTAGTTAAAGTAACTAATTTGATGTAATCTTAAAGATTGCAATAAACTTTGCATTAGAGGGGGTCTTCGGACCCCCTTTTTTATTTGTGATTTAAAGTTTTCCTAAAGCACCTGCGACTAAGAATATAATAAGACCACCTATAGCAATAATCAATAATAGTATCATAAATCCTTCAAAGATATCTTTTCTCATTCGTCTTTGTTTCCATATTGCTTTTTCTCGTTGGTCTCTTATGTCTCTTCTCATTTGTAGCATTTCTTCATATGCTTTTACGCCATAGGTATATGTGATGAGAGTTCGAAGTTCTTTTTCTTGTTCTTGAATTTTCTTTTGAGCAATAAGTAGATTAAGTGCCTCTTGCTCTATAGAACCTTTGTATAGAACTTTACCGAAGACTGTAGGATTATTATTTTCTTGTTTAAGTTTTTGTATGTCAGTACACGCACTAAACCACCTACCGAGTTGCTTACTACAATTCTCGATATCTTGTCCTGCACTTATTAATCTCTTACAGGCATTAAACGCCGTGGTGGCACCTGCTAGTATAGTTAATGGGTCTATGATACCCTCCTACAACTGGTACTAGTATTTAGTTTTATGAAGTTTTTATTATGCCGTTAATATAAGAATAAATAGTATCGAAGTGAGTTTTTTATAATCTAAACAATTCTATCAAGAGGTTACTCATGTCAGAAATAGACGAGAAGAAAAACAAGATTGAAGATTTAGATGAAAGACTTGAAGAACTTGAAAATAAAATCCAAAACATCGAAGATATATTAGACATTCAGGACGATGAAGAAGACGATACTGAATGGGAAAATAATGAACAAAATGAAGAAGACGAAGATAAAGAGTAAAGCATAGTTTGAGGAGGGCGGTGTTCTATCGCCCTCCATAACTCATATAAATAGTAATATGGTATTTACAAACAACACAAACATAACAAACTGGACAGGTGATACACCTTCAAATCTAAATCACCTGCAACCTAATAATTTTGTTTTCACAATGAACAGAATTAGAAATGTATCGTTTGCCTGTCAAACTGCAAACATACCTTCACTTCAATTAGGACAATCAAGACAATTTACAAGACTAAAAGATTTAAATATACCAGGCGATAAAGTAGAGTTTGGTTCTTTAGATATAACTTTTTTAGTTGATGAGAATATGGAAAACTTTAGAAAGTTGTATGATTGGATTAAAGATATAGGTACGGCACAAAACTCGGCAGACTATGATGCATATATTAATAGACATAAAGATAGATTTCCTGGCACGAATACTGCTAAAAATTTACCGATTGCACCAACGATGAGTGATGCAATTATGACTATTACCGATAGCAACAATGTCTCTAACTTAGAAATAAGATTTAAAGACTTATACCCAACCTCTCTAGAAGGATTAAGATTTGATACTACAGATACAAGTCTTCAATACCTAACTGCGGCGGCAAGTTTTCAATATAATATTTACGAAATCGTTAAATTATAATAGGATTTGCCTTGACAAACAATAGTCTTTGTGCTATTGTGATAACTAAACCTTAAGGATTAATAATGATAGAACTAGAGAAATTACAAACAATGTGGAAGAATGATGCACCTATCAACGATGTTGAGTTAGGTAAAGAAGCGGCATTAGTTCCTAATCTACATGCTAAGTACATTGAAATACTTTCAACAGTTAGACTTAATCTTAGAAAAGAACAAAGCGAATACTTTAAACTTAGAAGACATAAGTGGAGATATTATCGTGGTGAAATGTCAGACACAGAATTAAAAGAATTAGGTTGGCAACAATATCTAGGTGCTAAACCTTTAAAGAATGAAATGGAAGAACATTTACAAGGTGATTTTGATTTAATTAAAAAGCAAGACAGAATATCATATTATGAAACGGTTGTATCTTTTTTAGAAAGTGTTTTGCGTAGTATTCATTCAAGAGGATGGGATATTAAGAATGCAATCGAATGGCATAAATTCACAAACGGAATATCGTAAATATATTTGCTCTATATGTGGAGAGATATATGATGAAGAAAAAGGTGACCCTAACGCAGGTCTGCCGCCGGGCACCAAATATGAAGATATACCTGATTATTGGAAATGTCCTGAATGCGGAGCAACAAAGCAGAGTTTAATGTTAGATGAATAATAACTATATAATACTAGAAAAAATCAATGAAGTTTATATGAAAGTTGATTGTGCTGATACAGGCATGACATATGAACTATCAGAATATTTTACATTCAAAGTACCAGGTGCAGAGTTTATGCCTACATACAGAAATCGTATGTGGGATGGTAAGATAAGATTATTCAATATGTGGAATAAATCTTTGTATGTGGGATTGACACATAAGTTAGAAGAGTTTTGTAAGGAGAGAGGTTATGAACTACTTGGTCTTGATGATATTCTTAATCGCAATAAGTTTACTATAGAAGATGTTGTAAAAGAAATTACAGATTTAAAATTACCATTCAATCCTAGAAACTATCAGGTTGATGCAGTATTAGATGGTCTTAATAACAATCGTATGGTAATGTTATCACCTACTGCATCTGGTAAGTCTCTCATCATTTATTGTCTAACACAACTAGCAACTGAAGGTAGATGTCTAATTGTAGTGCCTACTACTTCACTTGTAGAACAAATGTATAAAGACTTTGCAGATTATGGTTGCGATGTAGAAAATCAATGTCATAGAATATACTCAGGTCGTGATAAAGAAACAGACAAAAGAATTATAATTACTACATGGCAGTCTGTATATAAATTACCGAAGTCATGGTATGAAGGTATTAAATGTGTGATAGGTGATGAAGCACATTTGTTTAAAGCAACATCATTAAAAACTCTAATGGAAAAATGCGTAGATGCTGATAAGAGATACGGTACTACAGGTACTTTAGATGGCAGTAAAACACATGCGTTAATGTTAGAAGGTTTGTTTGGTGAAGTAAGACAGTTTACAACTTCTAAAAAACTTATGAAAGAAGGTAAACTAGCAAACTTAGATATTAGTTGTATTATGTTAAACTACAATGATAAAGTAAAACAAGAAACAAAAAAATATACTTATCAAGAAGAAATGGATTTTATCTGTAGTTTCGAACCTAGAAATAATTTTATAAGTAATTTAGCACTAGACCAAAAAGGTAATACTTTATTGTTATTTCAGTATGTAGAAAAACATGGTAAATTATTATATGAGCAAATCATAGAAAAGAAAAAGAAGAATAGAAAAGTATTTTTTGTATATGGTGGAGTTAATGCTGATAAACGAGAAGAAATTAGAGCAATTACTGAAAAAGAAAAAGATGCAATTATTGTCGCATCTTACGGTACTTTCTCTACTGGTATTAATATACGAAACTTGCATAATATTATTTTTTCTAGTCCTAGTAAGTCTCGTATAAGAAATCTACAAAGTATCGGTAGAGGTTTGCGTTTAGGTGATAAAAAGACAAGTGCCAAGTTATTTGATATTGCAGATGACCTAACATGGAAAGCACATAAGAATTATACACTAGAACATGCAATCGAAAGAATTAAGATTTATAACGAAGAAAAATTTAACTATAAAACAACAAAGATAAATATATGATAATGACAGTTAAACTTATCAAACTTTCTAACGGTGATACCGTGATTAGTTCAGTTAAGGCAAATGAAAACGACAACTACATTACCTTAAACGAACCTATTAAGATGATAAGAATATCACAACAAAATCCACTTAGTGGTAAAATGTACGAAAATGTATCTTTCGGACCTTGGGAACCTATGGCGAAAACTCAACTATTTAATATTAGAAAAAAAGATGTTCTAACTATAAGTGAACCTAGACCTGATATGATAAGATATTATGAGACCTTGAAGTTAAGATTAAAAGAAGAAATTGAATTAGATAAACAGTTAACAAAACAAAGTGAACAAGCATTAAAAGAAGATATCAGACAGTTACCTGGTACCGATGATAAACAAAAAATATCTAACCTTGCTAGAATACTGGAAGAAATCGAACATATGAAAGAACTAGAACATGAAGAGTTTAATGGTGAAATACCTAAGAGAAAGAAACCAACAGTACACTAAAGGTATTGTTCTTGAAGGGACTACACCGTAGATTATACACACGGTTTATTGATGTGTCAAGAAGAAATATGGAGAAATCATGGCAAAAACCAAAGCACGAAAAGAGCATTATGTAAACAACAAGGAGTTTCTTGTTGCTCTTATAGAATATCGAAAAGCGGTAGATAAAGCAGAAAAGCAAAAGAAAGAAAAACCACCTGTTACAAAGTATATAGGTGAATGCTTTCTAAAGATTGCACAGCATCTATCATACAGACCTAACTTTATAAACTATACATACAAGCATGATATGATATCAGACGGCATAGAAAACTGTTTGATGTATATACATAACTTCAATCCAGACAAGTCGCAAAATCCATTCGCATACTTTACACAAATTATATACTACGCATTTTTGAGAAGAATACAGAAAGAAAAGAAACAAACAGAATTGAAACAAAAATTAATCGGTGAAATGATGATGTCAGATGCCGTTACAACTTTAGAGGGCGATGATGCCGAATATAGAAATCAGTATCTACAATTCTTACAAGAAAATCAAATACCGACAGATAAGGAACAAGCAATCGCTAAAGCAAAAGATGATAAACGAGTTGCAGAGCAACAATCAAAAGAAGGTGCTTTAGACGAGTTTATGGAGTAATTATGAATATTATTGTATTGGGTGCCGGTTCTGCTGGTTTAATGTCAGCAATATTAATAAAACGATTTTATAAAAATAGTCCTTTTGATGTCAAAATAATTCAATCAGGCAAAGCACCTATTCTAGGTGTAGGTGAAGGTACAACGGAACATGTCCAGCATTTTATTCAACATGCTAGAATAGATGAGGCAGAGTTTATAAGAGAAAGTAAAGCAACACTAAAAGCAGGTGTTCAGTTTGACGATTGGTTATACCCAGGTCATAGATATATTCATAGTTTAGATAGTTATCATGTAGAAGTTACACACGATGATGACAACTTATATACTTCAGGTAGACCTATTCATAATCAAGGTTATAATTTAGGAATGTATGCTAGTATAATAAGTGAGGGTATAGACACATATAAAAATCAATCACAATCTGAAGGTTATACAGTAGGATATCCTTCTCAATTTCATTTTAATAACTTTGCCTTAAATGATTATCTCAAAAGAAAATGTGCAGAGTTTGATATAGAAATTATAGATGATTATATTAATGATTTTAAATATGATGAACAAGGTTATATGAGGTGTCTTATAGGTAGCAAAGAATATCATGCAGACTTCTTTTTTGATTGCTCAGGTTTTAAAGGTTTACTAATTAATCAATTTAAACCTAACTTCATAGATTACTCAGACCAGTTAATTGTTGATAGAGCATTATTCTTTCCATATAAAACATTAGATAATCCTAGAATGTTTACTTTATCAAAAGCAATGCAGAGTGGTTGGTTCTGGCAAGCACCTACACAAGATAGAACAGGTAATGGTTATGTTTACAGTTCACAATATTGCACACCTGAAAAAGCATTAGATGAAGTAAGAGGTTTAGGTTTTGATTTAAAAGATGATGTAGTTAATAATATAAAAGAGTTTCGTAGTGGTCATTTAGAAAAGAGTTGGATTAAAAATGTTGTAGCGATAGGTATAGCATCTAGTTTCTTTGAACCTATGGAAGCGGCGGCATTAAGCACAGGTATATTACAAACAATAAATGTATTAGAATATTTACATGCGTTTGATAAGAATGATGAACTCATAGCAGACTTGTATAATGATAGGATGAAAGACTTCTATTATAATGCATTTGAATTTATTCGATTGCACTATGTTACAGGTAGAGAAGATACACCTTTCTGGCAAGAGTATAAGTATAAACCT